CCAGACTAAAATTTCAGCAACTCCGGGTTTTGACCTAGGTTGTTCAACCCTTTGTTTTCTAACCGTTTCATCTTGCTTTAGTGGAGGTCTTCCGTTTGGCTTAACTTCTGGTGGCTGACTTGTACTTTCCTTTTGTTTTTGCATTTTCATATTAAATTGATTTTGCTTGTCTATTTTCTCAAGATCGTTTTTATGATTTGCATTATGAAATGGGCTAGCCTTTGGTGGCCCAGCGGTTTCTCTTTTTTCTAACTCTCTTTTTAGTCTAATATTCTCTATTTGTGGTATCTCCTTAAATCTTTCTAGCAATGTCTCATGACTAATTATATCACGATCTGCCAGTTGAATTAATAGATTCTTTTGTGCAGCTTCATCAGATAACGTCATTTGATCAAATAATATGTGGGCTTTATGTCTAAATCCCATAGCCTGTCTAACTATCTCAACTTCTTTTTCCCAAAATCGGACTAGTTGATCTCTACCATATTGTAGTCTTTCAAGTAATGTTTTTAGAGAAATGAAGTTATTAGTAAAACCGCCACCATTATTAGCCATACCCGTTAGTGTTGGTGGAACGCCTAATCCAGCATATATACTGTTAAGAACAGATGTATATTTTTCAGAACCTAAGAACTTATATACTTCACTGTTAGATTCTTTAAATTGTAATTCTGGACCCCAAACCAACTCCATTGTGCCTCCACCAACATTGCTAGCTAAAATGTCTCGTAATTTATTAATAGCAGCCTTATTTGGTAAAATCTTATGTTCTAAATTGCCAAGTGTCCACAATCTAATATTTGATATAGCTCCATCTAATGCCGACAAGTCTGCCAATCTCATTTTTTCAAGCATTACTATATCGTCTAGAATGGCATAAATCATTGGGTTAGCCCACTGTTTCCAATCATCTTTCTTATAATAGAAAACGCTTAATCTTTCGGGATCTAGCGGAATATCTTTTTCTCCACGTAATAAACTCTGTTTTATTGATGGTGGTAGTGTTTCTAAAACGTGATTTGGAATATCTCCAGCTTGAAATTTATCAAAAAAAGAATTGGTTGTAATAGTAAAGTTATTCAATCCCATAAATAGTGACAAATTACCATCTTTAGATTTAACCGTAAGAGGATTGAAGAAATTATATCTCCAAGGTATTTCGTTAGATTTAGCATTTGGAACCTCAACTCTGATGTCACTAGCCAAAGATTTCATATAAGTATTTAGTTGTGGTGTAATTTTAGCATAACTTCTATATATAATCACATTACCACATCTATAGAGATTATTTAAAAATCTCTCTGATCTCTCCTTGCCATTAACATTTCTAAACCATTGTTGATAGAATTTCTCAACACTTTTATCTCTATGAACAATTTGTATACCTTGACTTCCAAAATCTCCCATTAAATCAATTATATTCCTAATAATTCCAACCTTATCATATGCGTCCATGCACATTTTAATGATTTTTCTCTGTTGGCTTGGTACTGCCTCATCTGGCCTAAATGCGTAGTAATCTCTAGATGTAAATCCGGGTTTAACAGACCTATTTGGCTCAATATCTATAAAATGTCGATAATGATTTCCTTGAGTTTTATTTAATGAGGCATACGAGTCAACATTATCTGACAATTGTGACATAGCATTAGTTTTGCTGCTAAAATCTTCATCTCTCCATGTTATCATTTCTTCATTATTCATGTTAAACCTTTTAATTGGATTGACAATGTGATTGATATAGATTAATACACATCTTTCATATAATCTGAGAACCAGCTTGGTCCAGTATACATTTTGTCGTCATTTTTATTAGAATGACCACCAGTGGCAAATCCTCCATAGAATTTGTACTCTTCTTGTGTTGGTGTTCTTTGTTTTAGTCTAGACGCCATATTAGCCATTAATAAAGCAGAATATCTATCTTTTCTCATTTTACTTTTTCTACCAGTACCAACTATTACTTCTGGCGTATCCCACCTATCTCTGCCATTTAATGTCTGCGTCATTTGTATCATAGATAATTCGTCTTTTAATTCTTCTATTTCAAGGACACATTCTTCTAAAGTATCAAACATTCGGTTTTTTATATCGTCTTCGTGGTGTGACAGATCTATACTCAACGTATCAAAAAATGGAAATAATAGTACTTTGTCTTCAAAGTCTTTTCTCATTCCATGATTTGCTTCTGCTAACCATTCATGTTTAGCAAATTGACACATTTCTAATATGTGTAAACCTCTTTCTCCGTCAGTATCTTTTGGTTTTTCGTCATCTATCACGGGCCATATTGCAATTTCACCATCTCTTAACTTATCCTTATCATGTAGAGACTCCATAACAGCAACTCCACCACCCTGCGCATCCATTGCTATGTGTACACATGGAAATAATTTCATCAAATCTCTAATTTTTCTAGCACAATAGGCATAAAAATCTGTTTCACTTACATATCCCTTTTTAACCTTTTCTTTGTGTTCTGTTCTAGTTGTTGTCCAACAGTGTACAATTCTTCTATGATCATTATTTAATTCAATAACGACAATGCTAAAGTTATCTACTTCAGAAGCCGGGTCTACGCCAAATACATATGTTTTATTTACATCACCAATTAATGAAGCTTCAAAATGTATTTCATTTCCAGCACTATCTTGAATTTGATTATCTGTAGACACAACACATGATTCTATTAAAGATCTCTTAAAGAATCCTTGACTATCTCTCGTAAAACAAGCCCCATATTCCATTTGATAGATGCCTGTATGAACTGTTGCTTTTGATCTTGCAACTTGATCTGCGTCCATGAAACCTTTTGGTAGTAGCTCATATGGCATTCTAATAATAGAATATTGTGTCCAATCAAAGTTTTCTGGCGGATCTTCACTAAAAATTTCTCTTAGTTTTATGATATCTCCTCGACTTTTGATTATAGATTTCCACTTTTTCCAGTAAGCTGCAAAATGATTAAAATCATAATAAGCTGTACCAGATAAAACAATTTGATTATCTTTTTGTTCTATAACATCTGATTGAGCAAGCTCTATACCTAATTCTTTAGCTTTTTTTCTTGCAGCATACTTCTTTACATTTTCTACTGGATCTGCGCTGACTGCTGCGAAACCAGCGACTACGTTCTCAAAAATTTCTCTTGGTATTGAAGCAAACTCATCAGCAATAATATCATTTGCTCTTTGTCCTCTAATTTTTTGACCATCTCCTAGCGGCAAACATGTTATAGTACTTTCATTAAGTCTTAAAGTACATCTATCCGTATCTCTTCTTGGTCCACTATCTCCATCACAAATATCTCGTAACATTGGTGAGTTGCGCCATATGGTTTCCATATATTCAAATAATACTTTAGACTGCCTAAATGCTGCACCAACAATAACAACTTTTCTCTTTGGTAAAATTAAAGCTCTAAGAATTGAATACAAAGATAACATAAATGATTTACCAAAACCTCGACTAGCAATTAACATTGGAAATTTTCTATTCCAAATTTCGTTTAAGAACAAAGCTTGAGAAGGTAATAGTTGAATATTTAATATGTGGCTAGTCAAGAATGATAAATATTCTGGTCGAGTCATTAACCAAGCAAGCCTAAGATTAAAATCTTCATGTGCTGGATTAGCTATAGACATTGGATTGAAAAAATCCGTATCTATATTCTCTAATCCCAGCCACGCTTCTTCAATATTTTTTAATTTAGTGGTCATTCTTTGATATGCCAGTGATCTAATATTGCATCAGCAAAACCATAATACACGGCTTCTTCTGCGTTTAGATACCAATCTCCATTTTTAAATTTTCTTATCAAAAATTGCTTAACTTGTTTTTCACTTGGTTTCTTTCCAAACTTCTCATAGAAAAACTTACCGTCAACACATCTTTTTGCATAAACATTAAACATCACATCACAAATTCGTTTTTCATAATCGGCTTGACTCATTGCGCTTAAATAATCTGTATTAATATCGGTAGATCCATAGTGACACATAAAGTGAGCATTTGGAGTCATGTATCTATAATCCGCAGCTTGAAGAAAAATGCTACTCATAGATTCAGCTTGACCATAAACAATCATAGTAATATAAGATCTACACATTTGTATAGCATCATAAATAGCCATGCCGTCTGTCCATACTCCTCCAATACTATGAGAGTGTATTGTAATATTGGCATTATTTCTTATATCTAAGGCTCTTAAATTTTTGATAAACGTATTAGACATTCTATATTCAACGCCGGGATTTTCGTTATCTTCGCTATTGTAGTGATTATGTAAAAATATTTCCCTAGTATTGATGTTGGCACCATAGTCATGGAAATCTTTCAGTAATTCTGGTTCTGCCATCATTTTTTCCTCCCTATAGTGTACATTTCATTAATTCTTTTAAAGATACTACTAACAGCTAAAAATGCATTTCTCCTGTCTCCACAAAATAAAACATGCACATCGTTATACAGTTCAAACTCTATTAAACATTTAAGCATATATTTACCAGTAATTTTTAAAGCAGACTTATTTCGCACCGGTATTCGCGTATGTTGAGGAAAGTTAATTAAATCTTGTAAGGAAAATTCTAGTATTAAATACTTGTGAGGAAAAACTTTCATCCTTTCAATTTCATTTAAGAATGTATATTTCTTTTGTCCTAGATTAATAGCAAGTTCTTCAACACAGCCCTTTCTTTCTATACAGATTTTATCTTCCAAGCCTTGTATGGAATAATCTCCAGTGTCTAATTTCTGTTCTATCATGCCTGCGCATGTGTTGAAATTGTTAAATTCATACCCTTCTTTTTCTCGGGTATCTCTAATAACAAAAAATTTAGGTGCGTTTGGTTGCATTATGAATTATTTCTGTAAATACTACTTCGTAGTGGTTTTCTTTACCAGTTATTGATTCATGGCACTCTTTACAAAGCGTAATGCCATTTAATGGATCATATCTTAATGATGCTGCTTTTGACCAAGGTTTAATATGATGTACATTTAATTTCTTCCTAGAGTTACAGCTTGGCATTTGACATTTGTATTTGTCTCTTTTTAACACTGACTTTCTAAACTCACTATAATCTTTATCATTATAGTTTCTCTTCTTCATAATAATATTACCTTATATATTCTCATATGCCTATGTATTTTACGACACATAATTCGACTTTCTATAGAATTATCTTTTTCTACAATAGTATGAAGTAATCTTTGTGTAAATGTATAGCAAGCATCATCTGGATTATCTGCCTCAAGGAATACTAAAAAAAATGGAAAAGAATATTCTTTGACTAAGTTATCTTTTATTTGCATATATATACTAGATAAATCCACACTAAGTTTAAAGTTTTGCATCTATCATCATTTTAACCAAATCTTCAAGACTGTATTCTGCTTTCCAGCCTAATTTTTCTTGTG